GAGGATGGCGAGATCTCGCCCAATGCGCTGGCCAAGGCGGCGTCCAATACCGCCAGCTATTGGAGCGACGTCATCAACAACCCGAACAAGTCGTTTGGCGACAAGGCGGCCCGCAAGGCGGAGGACAGCCTGAAGATTCCGCCAAACTACCTAGACGGCACGGGCTGGCCTTTTGAGACTGTTGACTACTCTCGATGGGATAGGCTCACCGAACGCCAGAAAGGCGCAGTCGAAGAGGCCGTGAATTTCAAGCTGGCCGAGATCGAAGCCCGAGAACTTGGCACAGGAAACAGCATGGCGGCGTGAGTGCCCCCGCGCGAATTTACAGGCAAGATTTCAAGCAGCACCCCCCTACGCATAGGGGAAGCGCTCATGAATCATCGGGGAAGGTGATACAGATTGAAAAATGCTGGAAATTTGAATGGGGTCTGTTCGACTGATGTCGGGTTTTGCGCGCCGATTCCGTTTTACGCGTCGCCCTGGGGTCAAGCGATTCATGTGCACGGGAACAACGGGGGTGCACCATGAGGTTCAACCTGTTCGAAGGATTCAGGCGAATCGCTCAGCTTGGAACGATTTTGGTTCTCGCGGCTGGCGTTGTCATGACACTTTCAAGCACACCAAAGGCAAGCGCAAGTTTCAGGCTAACGGAGACAGGATGGTCTAAATTAGATTCTAGTTGCAACTTTGACGACGAAAGCAAATCGGAGTACAGGTCAACTGATGGGAAAGAAATTTACGTAATACTTTGCTTTCAGACGCTAAGGGGCACAGATGGATCAAAATTAATATATCTTGGAAACACGGATGGCGCCCCATTCTTCGAGACCTTCGGCAGCAATCTTGCCAAGGTGGTAATGAATAGGGCGCTAAACGAATTCAAGCCGGATGAATTGCAAATGAAGGCGGTTATTGAACTAAACTCACGCGACAGATGGTCGCACTACGGGTATTCGGCGGCCTGGACGCTCGGCTGTCTAATCGCCTACTGGTGCGCTGTATCCATCACCGGCTGGGTCGTCCGCGGCTTCATGGGGATCAAGTGGGGTTCGGACTCCTGAGTCCCTGAATGGTCTGCATCAGCGCTGCGTTGGCCAGCGCGTCTGCCGCCTCGCGGCCAGCCCCCTCGACGACGATGTAGTTTCCACCCGCAGTCCAGCCGCGGGCTAGCCTCCTGCCGTCCAGCACACCACCGACGGTGTAGACAAAGGAAGCGGGCCCGGTCTTCTTTGGGCGCTTGCGCAAGAACAGGGCGCAGGGCTCCTGAATGCGCAGCAACTGGCTGTCTGTCAGATCCTGCGAAGGGCCTTTGCGCGGCGTCACCGTCTCGGCGACGCCATTACCTGCGCGCAGCAGCTCTTCCGCATGCAAAGCGCGCTCGCGCCACCCTGCATTGATGGCCGCCCTCATCACGCTCTGAAGCTCCCCGAGTTGGGTCGGCGACAGCTCATCGATTTCAGCCCGCCTGATGATCCTGAAGGGCCAGGGAGCCCCTATGGTGTCCGCGTCATTCATGTCGGTCCTTTCCGGCCCGCAGGCCGCTGACGTGCCTGGGTAGGCCAGGCGCCAAGCCGGCCAAGCCGACCGGCTGCACAAATTTTGCCAGAACTTCACCGTTTGGTGTTGACATGCCAAACACCGTTTGGTGTAATCCATCCCATCGCAACACGGCACACGCCGAACGGGAGACGAGATGGACGCAGCGACCGAATGTGACCGCGTTGCGGACGCGATGGCAGATCAGGATGCGGCAGACGAAGCGGCAGAGGCTCGCGGTGAGGAAGTGGCTGCTGAAGCGCGCCAAGCGATGCTGCAAGCCTTGAACCTCGCCGACCCCGCATTCCTCATGCTGGACGCCAGCGATGCGGACTTGCTGGACGCCGCCGATGACTACATGGCCTGCGGCGAGTGCCCGACAGCCCTGCAACTGCTGGATGCGATGCGGGGCCGGCCCGAGGGCCTGCTGCGGTGGATGCGCGGCGCCATCGACCGGGCGGCGGAGCGTGCTGGCACCAAGGCTGCGGCAGAAGTGCGGAGGGTGGCGGCATGAGCAAGCACACGCCGGGGCCGTGGGCCGTCAAGTTTCGCAACGATCACACGGCATACATCAGTCTTGGCGACCCGAAGCAGGGGGCTCATAAGCAATTCGAGATTGCATTTGATGATTGCTACCCATCTGACGTCGCGGACGCCCGCCTGATCTCCGCAGCACCTGACCTTCTGGCCGCGCTGCAATCTGCCGCCGACTCGCTGGCTCAGATGGCACTTTATGCGTGCGAACTGGACGACGACGAACTCAAGCATGAGCTTGCAGACCTCGCGCTGAACCTGCGCGCTGCGGCTCGGAGGGCGACGGAATGACCCTCGACCAACTGGCAGCCATCCACCGCGCCGACGTTGAGGCGGCAACGTGGGCGGCGTTTCTCAACGATGTGCCGATGGGGTGGATGCAATGACTCTCTGGGAACAAGTTCTTCTCACCAGCCTGCACGGCTGCGCCAACTCACTCGAAGACAGCTCCGACGCACAGCGGGCTGTTGACCTGGCCGTCTACATGGCCGACCGCGCCGAAGCCGCGATGCGGGCGAAGCTGGAGCGCGAGAGCTTCATCACGCGGCTGACCGGCCGGCCCGAGATGGCGCCGACCGACGACTACCACGGGAGCGACAGCCATGCGTGACAACAAGGGCAACGGCCTGGCCGCCTACCTGCTGACGGTGGCCATCGGAATCCTCGGCGCCCTGGCCCTGGCGAACTGGTCTGCCTGCGAGCAGGACGACCGGGCATGCCTCATCACCGGAGACAGCAAATGAGCGGCAAGACCTTCAGAGACGACATCAGCGAGCCAGGCGAGATGGCCTGCTGGGAGCCCAAGATCGACTTGGACGCGCCGCTGACGCGGGCCGAGCGCGCCGCCCTTTTCATCATCCTGGCGGCGTCCGTCGCCCTGGTGATCACCATCGTTGGCACCTTCGCCGGCATGGTCTACGCACGGTTTTTCTGATCAACGCCACAGACCCGAGCGGGTGAGCGGAAGCCGGCCATCACGAAGCCGGTACGGCCGAAGCAAGAGCGGGAGTTGCGCCCCGGTGGCACCCAACACGACGACGAGGAAATGATGAACGCACCCAACGAACTCACCACGGTCCAGCCCCAGCGGAGCTATGACCTGAGCCCCCGCAACTTCGATGAAGCCTGGCGCATGGCCGACATCCTGGCCAACAGCGACATGGTTCCCAAGGACTTCAAGGGCAAGCCGGAGAACTGCCTCATCGCCATCCAGTGGGGCAACGAAGTGAACCTCAAGCCCATGCAGGCCCTGCAGAACATCGCCGTCATCAACGGCCGGCCGGCGCTGTGGGGCGATGCCGTCATCGCACTGGTGCGCAGCAGCCCGCTGTGCGAATCCATCATCGAAACGGAAGACGCCACCAGCAGCACCTGCACCGTGAAGCGCCGCGGCGAGCCGCCGCAGTCGCGCACCTTCACGGATGACGACGCCAAGGCCGCCGGCCTGCTGGGCAAGTCGGGGCCGTGGTCGCAGTACAAGCGGCGCATGCGCCAGATGCGCGCCCGGGCCTTCGCGCTGCGCGATGTGTTCCCCGACGTGCTGCGCGGCCTGCCGGTGGCAGAAGAGTTGATCGACATGCCGCCGACCGAACGGCACATGGGCGCGGCCGATGAAGTGAAGCCGGCCGAGAAGCCAGCCCTGCCGGCCTACGTCGATGCCGATTTCGCCAAGAACTTCCCGGCATGGGAGCGCGCCGTCGCCGGCGGCAAGAAGACCGCCAGCGACTTGCTGGCCATGCTCAGCACGAAGGCGACCTTCAGCGAAGAGCAGAAGGCCCGTATCTTGAGCCTGAAGCCGGCCCCCGCACCGGCCCCGGCCGAAGCGCCCGCACCGGCCGCTGAGCCGTCCACCGCCGGCACCGATTCGGGCGATCTGCCCTGGGAGGACTGAGCCATGCAGATTCACAACTTGATCCAAGGCTCGCCCGAGTGGCTGGCCTACCGTGCCCAACACTTCAACGCCAGCGACGCGCCGGCCATGATGGGCTGCAGCGCCTACAAGACCCGCGCCGAACTGCTGCGCGAGATGCACACCGGCCTAGCCGCCGACGTTGACGTGGCCACCCAGAAGCGCTTTGACAACGGCCACCGCGCCGAGGCCCTCGCCCGGCCGCTGGCCGAGGAGATCATCGGCGAAGAGCTGTACCCGGTCACCGGCAGCGAGGGCCGCCTGTCGGCCAGCTTCGACGGCCTGACGCTGGCCGAGGATGTCGCATTCGAGCACAAGGCCCTCAATTCCACGCTGCGCGCCGTTCTGCCGGCGCACGACGGCGCCCAGATGACCGGCGAGCTGCCGCTGATGTACCGCGTGCAGATGGAGCAGCAGCTGCTGGTGTCGGGCGCGGATCGCGTGCTGTTCATGTCCAGCGAGTGGACGGCCGATGGTGACCTGGTGGAGGAGCGCCACTGCTGGTACACCAGCGACCCGGCGCTGCGCCAGCAGATCATCGACGGCTGGGCGCAGTTCGAGCGCGACCTGGCCGCCTACACCATCCCGGCGCCTGCCGCTGAGCCGGCCCGCGCCGAGCCCATGGAGTCCCTGCCATCGGTGTCGGTGCGCCTGGATGGCGCGCTGTCGGTGGTTGGCAACCTGCCCACGTTCGCTGTGGCCCTGCGCGAGTTCGTCGCCAAGATCCCGGCGCGGCCCGCCACCGACACCGAGTTCGCCACCACCGAGGCGGCCTGCAAGGCGCTGAAGAAGGCCGAGGAGGCGCTCGACGCGGCAGAGGCCGGCGCCCTGGCCAGCATCACCGACGTGGACGCCATGCGCCGCGCCGTGGCCGACTGCCGCAAGCTGGCCCGCGACACCCGGCTGGCCGCCGAGAAGATGGTCGAGCGCCGCAAGATGGAGATCAAGGAAGCCGCCGTCATGGCATCCCGCAAGGCCCTGGACGACCACATCGCGGCCCTGAACGCCGAGATTGCGCCGTTCCGGCTGCCGGCCATTGCCGCCGACTTTGCCGGCACCATCAAGGGCCTGAAGTCTGTGGCCAGCATGCAGGACAAGCTTGACGGCCTGCTGGCTTCCTGCAAGGTATCGGCCGAGGTCGAGGCCCGGGCCATACGGGCCAACATCGCCACATTCAAAGCCAGCGCCGAGGGCCTGGAGTTCCTCTTCGCTGACCTGGGCACGCTGATCCACAAGCCGGCCGATGACTTTGCGGCGGCGCTGGATTCGCGCATCGCCAAGCACCGCGCCGAAGAGGCCGCCCGGGAGGCGCAGCGCAAGGCCGACGAAGCCGCGCGCATCGCCCAGGCCGAGCAGCGCGCCCGCGAACAGGAGGCCGCCCGGCTGGCCGAAGTGCAGCGCCAGGCTGAGACGGCAGCAGCCGCAGCGGCCCATGCCATCGCGCAGGCGGCGGCGAAGCAAGACACCAAAGAGCAGGCCCCGCAACAGGTTTTGAAGGCAGAGCCGGCAACGGCCGACGCTACCGACCGCGTGTTGCCTGCCACCACCAGCCCGCGCGTCGGCGCAATGGGCGCAGGGCAAGCCGCCGACGCTGCCCCCAAGGCGGACGACCACGCCACCCTCAAGCTGGGCACGATCTGCGAGCGCCTGGGTTTCACCGTGACAGCCGCCTTCCTGGCCGACGTGCTGCACATCCAGCACGCGGCGACCGACAAGCGCGCGATGCTCTACCGCGAAAGCCAGTGGCCGGTGATCTGCCAGCAGATCCGCTCGCATGTCGGGGCGATGGCTGAGCTGTATTCGCGGGAGGTGGTGTGATGCCCACCGTCGACAACTGGCGGGCGCTGCGTGAGGCGCTGGAAGCAGGACCAACCGAGGGCGAGCGCTTCATTCAAGATGCCTCGCCGTGGACCGACGCCGAAGGCAAGTTCGTGCAGTTCGAAGCGTTCAACATCAGTGCCGGGAGTGCTGATCGTTCGTCCGAGGACTACTACCGGATCGCCAGCGTTTCCAACATCAACGACGCTCCGTGCAACAAGGCCAATGCCATGCTGTTCGCAGCAGCGCACCCCGCAGCAATCCGCTCGCTGCTGGATGAGCGGGACCGCCTGGCGGCTGAGGTCGCGGCGCTGCGGGAAGATGCGGAGCGTCGAACTGAGGCTGCGAGGCATGGATTTTATGAGTCTGTGCAATTCATCAGGCGCAAAGCCAACGACTACGCAGAAGCATTCGGGACATTCGATCCAGATACCGGGGCCTTTGAGTTCAAGCGCGAGCCACAGCAAGAATACTTCCAGACGCTCTATGAGCTTGCTGACGAAATCGAACAACTCGCAGCACGCACCAAGGGGGACGCATGAGCGATCTATCCAAGCTCGACGCCGGACCGTGGGCTGTCTTTGAAAATGGCGCTGGCGTCATCAGCGATGACTTCAAGCATGACGTCATCCTGAAGATCAGCGGAGACTTTGCAGACAACTCCGACCGCGCCGCCTACGCCGAAGCGTTGGCCGCCAAACTCAACAGCAGCAACGAGGCGCAGAGCATGAGCCACAAACTGACGGATGCAACGGTCCACATCGTGACGAGCGAAACGGACTACGAGGGCGGCGAGCCTGTTTGCGCGTTTGCTGACAAAAGCGAAGCCGAAAGCTTTGCTGCCGCCTGCGACGAGTATCAGAAGCTGCTGCCGAGAGGCCATGATTTCCACGCCGACTTTGACAACTTCGCGGCCATTGACACAGACCCGTCGCTTAGTGACGCACATGACAGATGGCAGGCGGCTTACGACTCTTGGGTGAATTCTCACCCAGCAGGCGGGCAGCATGTGTACAGCGACGGTTACAAGGTCCGAGAGATTCCAATGGTTGCCGCCTGCACCGCTCCCCTGCTGGCCCGCATCGCAGAGCTTGAGGCAGAGCTAGGCCGGTCGGAAGAGCGCTACATGGTAATGCACGCATCGGCTACCGAGTGGGCCGGCCAGCGTGGCGTCATGGCTCAGTGGATCGGCGAAGCGCTGGAAACGCTGGGCACGATTGAGCCGACATGGCCGGACGACGCGCAGGAACTGCGGGCGCTGATCGACAGCGGGCAGCGGCTGCTGGGTGGTGAGGCGGATGATTTGTTGAACGCAGAGGTGAGCAGATGACCACGGCGCTACAAATGCAGGAAGAAGCCCAGGCATTACCCGCCGTGGGCAGTCTGCTCGACCGACGTGTTATGCGCCAGGTGGAGTGCTTACGGACGGTGGCGGCCCTGTACGTGGAGCCAAAGGGCTGCTACGTGGGTGCGCCAGGCGTTGACCCGTGGGACGAAGCCCGCGATGCGCGCACCTACGCAGGCCCGCACCCTGTGGTGGCGCACCCGCCCTGCCAGCGATGGGGCAGGTTCTGGCATGGCAGCACGCGCAAACCGCACCAGTACAAGCTGGGCGACGATGGTGGGTGCTTCAAGGCCGCGCTACAAGCCGTGTGCCGCTTTGGTGGCGTGCTTGAGCACCCAGCACACAGCAAGGCATGGGATGCGTTCGGGATCATGAAGCCGACTGCTGGCGCTGGGTGGCAGCGCGACCACGACCTGGGCGTTTGGGTCTGCTACGTTGAACAGGGCCATTACGGGCACAACAGCCGCAAGCCTACGTGGCTTGTAGCCGCTCGCTTGCGCCGTGAAGACCTGCCAGAACTGAACTGGACAAAGGGCGAACAGCGGCTGCCGGAATGGATGATCGAGCGCTACGGCTACGAGAAGGCTAGGCGCATCGGTGTGGTGGCGATGGTGGGCGGGAAGAACAAGACCGCGATCCGCAACGCCACCCCGGAACCGTTCCGCGACGTGCTGCTTTCGATAGCGCGCAAGGCGCATAACG